GTTTATAGCTACATCTGCATGTGCGCTAACTGTGTGATTACCACCATTAACAAACTTAATAGAGCCTGATTGACCCGCAGCTTTATTTGTGAAGGTCATTGTGACACTTCCTGCGGTTGTCGTGGTAAAATTATTCGCTGTAGCCAAATCATAGGTCGCATCGTTTTCAGCAGTTATTGTGCTTCCTATTGCCCTGCCAACTACTGTAACATCATCATTTACAGTTAAAATTGTTGTGCCTGTTGCAATGGAAGCTACAGTCGCATCTGCATCATTTTTAATTGTAACATCTGACGTAGAGCCTTGGCCTGTTAAGATAAGTCCTTCAGCAGCAGTATACCCGATCGCAGCATTGTCTCCTGCGGCTGTGTCACCGTCTGGTTCAAAAGTTGCGGCTGTTGTCACGCCAACTATATCAACATTGGTTGTCCCTGTTGGGACTACTAAAACATCTGCGTCTGCGTCATTTTTAAGAGTGACATCGTTTGTTGAACCTTGGCCTGTCAGAATCAGGCCTTCTGCAGAGGTATAACCAATAGCTGCGTCATCACCTGCGGCAGTATCCCCATCTGGCTCGAAAGTTGCGGCTGTTGCAACACCTACGATATCCACGTTTACCGTTCCTGTTGGAACAGAAAGAACAGTTGCATCTGCGTCGTTGACTAGCGTTATGTCATTTGTAGAGCCTTGGCCTGTTACTATAATTCCTAATGCAGAGGTGTATCCTATTGCAGCATCATCACCTGCTGCTGTGTCGCCTGCAGCTTGTAGAGTTCCTGCGGCAACAATGTCTGCTGCTGCATTAAAAGTTCCTGCTATGGATAAATCTGTTAAAGCATCCGCAACAGCTGCGCCAGATCCTGCTCCATCAAGATACACTGCAGAGACTTGACCATTAGCTATTGTAACTGTTGCGCCAGATCCTTGCTTGATAATAATGTTATATGGTCCAGAGCCACCACTATCTGTTGTAGCATTCTCAATAATATGAACTCTGTTAAGAGTATTAGGAGCAATTGTTATTGTGCAATCTGAATCCAATGCCCCAGTATATTTAACATACATAGCACGAACAGGGTCAGTTGCCCCATCAGCTATTGTGCTTGTATGAGTGTTGGCATTGGTTGATATAGCTTCTGTCCCGAATCCAAAGGCTTCAGCTATTAACTCAAGGTTTGTGTTGGTGACTGTGCCCCATGTGCCTGACGCATCACCTGTTGCCATTTCATTTAGGCGTAAATCATTTACATAGGTACTAGCCATATTAGTCGATCCTTATTATTGCTGCTGTCCCTGCTGCTGGGAAAACAATTTGAAAAGTTCCACCTGCTACTGTGAAATCACCGCCAAAATCCAAAACAGCAATTGCTTTGTCGCCATTGGTGTCATTATATATTAAAGCACCTCTGGCTGTGAAAGATGCAGAAGTCCAAGTCGGATCTGCAGCATCAAAAAACGCTGTTGTGCCACTTGTTGAAACTGTTTTGCTTGCTAGAGCTTCACCCCCAGTTGTGTAACCATTTCCGCTAGCAACTTCGTTACTAGTGGTATATGCAGTTGTTGCTGCCCCTAAACTTGCTGAGCTTGTATAAAGTGCGATCTTAATTGTGTCCGCAGCTAAGTCGTGTTGTTCATCCAATATTTCAGCTTTGAATGATGTACACATTGCTTGTGATATAGCCATTAAATGCCTCCATTATATTCGGCTGTATAATTTCTTCCCATTTCCTGCTGGAACAGACCAACAGCCTCATCAAACTGAGCTTTGTATAAACTTAGCGTTTCTGGAGCTTTAAGGAAAGCAGAAGTTTCATAAAGTGCCGCAGCCAATAAAACAGCTTCAGCATTGTTCCCCACCCAACTTGTTGTGTTGACTGAAGAAAGTCCTGTTTCTGGAGCTACATAATCAGCTTGGTAAGAAAGTGTTGCACTTGGCGTAGGAGCCAGCGTAATGGTTATTCCTGCTGGTGCCGCAGTTTTAGTGCTGTAAATTTCTGGATCAGCTGTAGTGGCTGCATTCGGCCAATAATCACGTAAATAAGAATCAATTCTATGATCAAGATAAATAAGATTATCTGCAGCAAAATTACTTGTAACTGCAGTAATGCTGTTACCCATCGCATTACCGTGAACAGTACAGTAATATAATAAACCACTAGATGGCGCATCAGCATCAACAACAATAGTTGTTTTAGCACCAGCTTGACCAGGAGTGCCAGTAGTTGTAACGCCTGTTGTGTAGCTGGCTGATCCGTTCTTAAATGCTAATGGATGACCAGAGTTGCTAGAATCAGATTGATCAAAAATGTATGTGTTGCCGCGAATCAGGTAAATTAAAGGGTTATTAGATCCATCTAACGCAAACACATTTACTCCACCTACATTTACAACGGTAACAGCATATGTTGTTGATGCAGAGGATGCAGTGACTGAGACTTGTCTTATCATTCTTGCTGTTGGGATAACATAATCAGAAGTGCCAACAACAAGTGTTCCTGTGGCTGATGCCCTAAAACAAGGCAAGCTGGGTAGCCTTTGGAAAATCATATCTTCAGCTTGACCAATTATCTCATCTATTGAAGCAGTCAACTCTGTGGAATCATCTTCCATAAAATTTTTAATATTTAAAACTAGCGTTGCATAATTCATTAACCATCACCCCAAGTGTCATCACCCCAAGCCATATTGCCCCAGCCACCTACATTAACAGATTCACTACCAATTGCCCCAGTTCCAGCTATCCCTGTAACTGCTGGCCTTCCCTCTGTTGATGCTGTTCCAATTGCCCCAGTTCCAGCAACCCCAGCCTCATTAGCTAAAAGTGTAACAACAACAGATACGTTAGTTAATGTATTTGCTGTGCCGCCCATAGCACTGTGTTGGGTGCAGAAATAATATAATGTTGGTGCACCGACTGCTGGTATTATCTCAGTGTATGCCCCTGCTGTTCCAGGAGTTCCAACAACAGTCACGCCTGTTGAGTATATACTTCCACCAGCATGAGTTCCATTTGAAGTGATTGAGAATCTTAATGGGTGACCAGAGTTGCTGCTGTCTGATTGATCAAACCTGTAAATATTTCCTTCAATCATATTAACAACAGCTTGCTGAGATCCACCAATAAAGTATTTATTTGCACCGCCAACAGATTGAACAGTTACAACAACATCATTAATAACATGAGTTGTTAAGCCAACAGCACTTGTTCCTGCTATTCCTGTTGCTGGTGGTATGGGTTGTATTGTTGTTCCTAATGCACCAGTACCAGCAAGACCAGTTTCAGTTATTGAGCAAACAATTGTAAATGTTCCTAATGCACCAGTACCAGCAACACTAGTTATATTCACTCCAATCTTTACGTCTCTTGGTTCTACTTGCCCTACTGCACCAGTACCAGCTATGCCAACATTAGGTCGTTGCCTTATATCAAGGAATGGATCGTAATTATAACCAACATAGAATTTAACATTCTCAGGGTCATTGTCTGGGCGTGGCTTAAATAAAGCTGTTGCATCAAAAACATTTTTTGCTGGGGTTAGCTGTGGGTGTTTTGGCTCCCACTCTTCTTTTTCAACACGCAAGCCATCCCAAGTGGTTTTAAGGTCTTTGTGCTTTATTTTAAAGCCAGACCTGTCACTTATCGCTACTGCTTTTTTGCCTGTTGCATATCTTGCCATTAAACCAAATTCAACGCTGTGGGTTGAACCCTCAAGCTGACACCATCATTATCAGAAGATGCCGCAAAATTAAATGCCCTTTCATAAAGCTCATTAAGAAGCTGAAAACGATCTGCTGCATATTTAACTGATAATTTGCTAGCCAAACCTGCGCATATGCATTCACTCCAAGTATAAGGAACATCTGTATCCTGATAACTAGCTGTTACATCTTCAAGTTGATTCATTGACCAATAATGAAGAACATATGTGCTTATGTCAGGAGTTTGCCAAACATAAATTTTAGATATGTTATTTGACCCAGCCTGCAAACCTTTGTCAACCATGTATTGACTAGGTCTGCCTGAAGATGTTTTATTTGGTATCTGATTATATTCAGCTATTGTTATCTTGTTAACGATCGTATCTGTGCGTGTTGCATTTGCTGAATTGGATATAACAACATCCATTAAATCTATAACACCAGCAGGTAGATTGTATGAAATCGTTCCTGTTCCCAAATTAAGAGTCCCAGAGTTAAGAGCCCAGTAGTTTATTCCTCTGTTTGCCCACTCAGCAAATAAAAGATTAAGGCTTCTTCTAGCAGAAACAGCATGATCCCCAGTTCTTGTCTGAGGGTCTATGCCGCAACGCTCAAATGCTTCTGTAACTATTTCTTCAACATTTGGCCTGAATGCTACTGTTCCTGAAGTTGCCATTAATACTGCTTGCTCGCTCTGATAATAATCTGGTAAGCATCCCCTGCTGCACCAGCACCAGTAGTGGTGAATTTTATATCACCTGTTCCGCTGGCACCATAAGAAGAGCTAGTTGGCAAACCACCAAATTTTTCAAAATCTTGATAACCAGATTGACCTTCATCAAGATGCAAAATAATTATGTCAGCAGTAGCATCAGCTAAAACTTCAACAGTCATAGCTTTTATAACCCACCAACACTCTAGTATTCTTATGCCTGTGCAAGTATCGCCATTTGAGCTTTTTGTTAAAGCAGAAACATCAATCTTGCTGACAGCACTTTCATCGCCCCCATCAACATACTGGTATTGAAAGGCAAAAACGACTTCTTGAGTGCTCTCAGATATTTTTGTCGTAGTTGTTAGATCAGCCATTCTGCACTCCTCTTACATGAGTAAAAGACAGGGAGATATTCTCCCTGTCTAAAACCTTTAGCCATTATTAAAATCAACATTCATGCCAGTAATACGAATCCAAATCTTACCTGCTAAATAAGCGGCATTTGTTGCAGTGCCTTGTACAAGGTACACATACTTTTTAGTAAGAGCTGCCATAACAGCACCAGCATCAACAGAATTATAGTAACCTAAAGTAAGGTCTCCGTTGTTCATCATCTGAGTACCCGAAGCAACCGCAGCACCAGAAGCAGTAGTCCCTGTAGCAGAAATGTCTACGTTAATGTCTGGGTCACCGCCAGTTGGAACTTCAACGCAACCAAATTCAAGAAGAATAGGAATACCATTAACTTCTTTAGTCAACTCTGCAATGTAAGCGTTTGCATCCGTGCCATTACCAATAATTCTATCACCCGTTGCAGAACCATCAAAACCGCCCTGAAGGTCAATAAGAATGGAGGTTACAATAGTGCCGCCAACCTTATTCACAAAAGTGTTAATGGAAGCATCTGGGATTCCAGAACCATGAGCATTAGGAGAAATGCCAAAAATGGTAGCACCAGTATCCAAACTAGCATTGTTTGCTCCAGCAGCAGTGGCAGTTCCAGAGAAACCATTTGTGTCAACAATGTTGTTGATCCCAGAAGTTGCAATAGTTTGAAGCTCAAATTGTTTCTGGGTTACAGTACCTGTAGTTGCATTTTTAACAACTTGTTGAAATCCGTTTTCGGAACGGACTGGTCCGTTGAATGTAGTATTAGCCATTTAAATCTCCTGTCGTGGCTAGAGTCAGCTTTCGCTGTCAGGATTAAATTAAGAGGAGGGCTTGTGCCCTCCCCCATATTATTTTATGCAGCACCTTCTGTGCCGAAGATCCCACGCCAGTCAGTGAAGCCAAAGCTGTAACGCTCGCGGACTTTGTAGCGAACATTCCCAGTTTCAAAATCACCTTCAACGCCTTTTTTCATAGGCGAACGCTGGAACATCTTGAGACCATCAGGCACATCTGTCTGAATAAAGAACTGATCAGAGTCAGTCAGACGACGCATAATGTGATAACCCTGAGGCAGATAGCCACCAGACTTAATAGCATTGATGTCGTTGTCGGCTGTTCCTGTTCTCAGTTGTGACTCAAGAAGACGCTCTGCTACGAATGTATATGCTGTTGGGATAATTAATTTTGTTCCCTGTGCAGCGATTCGTAAACCACGATCATCTTTCATGTCAGCAATCTGAATGAGGATTGACTCAAGAGAAGTCTCAGACAAATCAGCAGCAGTAGCAAGAGTGTTGCTCTGGTTGCCATTTTGTGTTGGGTGAGATGTGCTTAAAAGAGAAACACCATCACCACCAGCAGTGCTCGTTGCATTGTTAAGAACATTAGCAGCTTTGATCTCTTTTGTAGTAGACATCGACCTTGCTAGTGCTTTTGTGTAACGAGAAGCAATTGACCCATAAAGACCATCTTCTTCAGCTTCCTCAGTGATTGAGAATGCCAAAGCAACTGTCTCATGTTGGTAACGAGCTGTCCACTGCTGAGAAGCTGAGTCGTAAGAAACTGACGCACCTTCATCTTTAGTTGGAGCAGCACCGAAGCCTGTCAACAAAACGTCTTCTTCAAATGCTTTATTTGAGCTATTTGATTCAAACACAGCTTCATATTCAGCTGGGTAAGAAGCATATTCAAGACCGAACAGAGTGTTCAATCCTGGCTCGAGCATTTTCGCAAATTGCGCTCTATTCATAGCCATTTTTCAAACCCTCCTATATGCCAGCTGAGTCTTTTAAGAGGTGCTCATTGATAACGACTTCCATAATGGCATTTGCGCCAAAAGCGTTATCAGGAGCCTCATAAAGACCAAGAATTTTACAAGTTGCAGCACCTGCAGCCATAGTTCCTGAAATTTCGAAACCTGACTGACCAGTTGTAGTGGAACCTGCACCCGCAACAACATCGGCACAATTACCGACATTAGTTTGGGCTGTGGTACCAGCTGACTGAACTTTATAAACAGTGTATGGATCATCATACACATATGCTACGATATCTGTAGCAGTTGTGCCTGACGGCCAGTACTGGCTGTACACATAAGAACCATCTGATGCGGTATATGAAACACCTGCAAATACACCGATGTTGTTTACTTCAGTGGCTGAATGCGGAGTAAGAAGACCTGAGGCGATAATAATAACAAGATCACCTGTGAAGATATTCTCCGCTAAACCAGAAGCAATGGTGTATTTATTTGCACGTGGAATATTACCGCTCATGTGGCGAATTGGGACAAACCCAAAGGCAGCATCAACATTTGCCATTTATTCACTCCTTCACGAGTTGTTAGTCATCCATAGCCGCAAGATCTTTGCGACCTTTTGAAACAGATGATTCGCGAGTTTGGAAAACCCTCGGACCACCTTGTCTGTTTAGTGCATCTAGGTCACCTGAAAGTGATTCGTTCTGCTCCCAATTCCTATTGTTGTAATAGTCTTTCATAGACTTATGCTGTTCAATAGGCATTTCACAAAGCAGCATTCCTTCAATTCCAATGCAACCTTCCCATTGGCCGTGATTGATAGTTGGGAATCTCTTATCTTTCACAGTGTCAG